TAACGAAAACGATCGCCACCAAAATACGCCAATCCAATAGGTAACAGTAATAACAGTATTACCCACTTGAATAATTTTTTATCATTCATCCCGACTTATCCTTATAATTATTTGGCTAATGGATTGTCTAGTGCTTTTTGAATTTTATTATCTATTTCTTTGCGTACTTGACGCATGTCTTGTTCAGTCTCTCTTGTCAACTGTTTGTTATCACGCTCAACTTGTTCAACCACTTTTTCTAAACGACGAATGTCATTCTTCAAATCATTTTTAATGTCACGAGTGTAATCAGTTGTCTTCTGAGAATTTTCTTCAATCACAGCTAGACGCTTATCAAACTCTGATAGATCTGGGGCAACGTATTTCTCAATTCTTGTTTTCATGTCTTGATAAGACTTGTAAACCTCAAACGCTCCGTACAGACCACCGAGTATAGACGAAACAATAGTGAATGCAACCATTAGTTTCGCTGGTGTAAACTCATATCCACCGATGCTAATGACTGTGTCTTTGCTAGCAAATTTCTTTACATTTGACTCAAACTCATCTACCTTCTTGTTTAAATCTACCTTTTCTTCCATACCTTCCTTCTTCCTTAGTTGGACAGAGGATTGTCCAACGCTTTCTTAATTTTATCATCTACTTCTCGACGTAATGCACGAATTTCACTTGTTGTCTCTTTTTGGTTTCTAACCAACTCTTGATTTACTTCTTTCACGCTTTGATCAGTATATCTACGCACTTCTTTAATAGTTGCGTCATTATCACGCTTCATTTGATTCAGCGTAGTATCATTCTCACGTTTGATCTCTTTAATTGCCAAATCAGTATCTCTTTGTGCTGTTTTAGTAGATCTTTCTACGTTTTCAACAACACCTTCTAATCTACGAACATCGTTCTTTAGATCGTTTTTAATGTTATCTGTGTACTCAGTCATTTTGCTAGTGTTAGCATCTAGCACTTCCATCTTTTTGTACAACTCAGATAAGTCAGGACTTACATACTCAGCAATCTTTTTCTTCATGCCTTGATAGTCCTTGTAAACTTCGAATGCGCCATAGAGTCCACCAAGAATAGAGGACACTAATGTAAATGCTACCATTAATTTTGCTGGTGTAAATTCATAACCACCAATACTAATAACTGTATCAGCACTGGCATACTTTTTAACTGCAGCTTGAGCATCGTCAATCTTTTTGTTGACGTCTTTAATTTCTTCTGGCATTTTACTTCCTTAATCCCAATGACCTTTTGCTCGCTTTATTTGTGTAGATGGTCGTTGTTGTGGTTTTTTAATTTTTGGTAAATTTAATCTATCTTTTAACTCGCTTAACAAATATGCGACATACAATGATAAACCCAAAGATATAACTGCTAAAAAATAAGCAACAAACGCTATCTCCATAATTACCTCTTATACTGAGATTCTGTCATCTCATTATGTAATCTATCTGTAGCACCAAATAATCCACGACTCACTCTAGCATTGTCTACAGTTCTTTGATTGTTGTAGATTGTAAATGGTTGGTATCCACGACCATCAGGTATAAATACCTTTCCGTAAGTATCAAATCCTGGAGTGAATCCCATTGCTGCAATAACGACATTCTGCACAGCCTTTTGTGCTTCAAAGTTCTGCGCAGTTTCCATTTCCTTTTGTGCTTCTTTGCCTTTTTCTACAGCTTGTTGTTTTGCTGCTTCTGCTCTTCGCTCAGCAATTTCTTGTCTTGCTGTTTTTTGAGTTCCAGAACCTTGCGAATCCGATTTAGTACTTGCATTCTGCGCACTTTGAGTAGTGCTTCCGCCAGCATTCCCATCTTGTTTCTTCTCCTCTTGTTTTTCCTGCTTTCGTTCAGCAGCAACAGCAACTGTCGTAGTAGATGGACCACCACTTGGTTGTGCTAGTTGTACTGGTGCTGCAGGAGCAGCTGCTGCAGATGTAGAAGTTGTTGGGCTACTAATTGCTTTATCTACATTGCTATCTCCAGTTTTTGATACACTGGTAGAAACTGTACCATCAGAACTAATAGAAGCAACTGCCTCTGTTTTACTTGCGCCACCACCACCAGCTGTAGGAGTAGAAGATATTGGATTGTATCCAGGACACAAATTATTTGATTGTGGGTTAGTTGAGCATGAAGCGAGTGCTGTTGTGTAATTAGGGCAGTAAGAATATGTTAATGGATTATTTGAACACACTTGAGTAGCTGTGCTGTATCCTGAACATAGGATATTACTTAATGGATTAATTGAACATTGATTTTGTGCAGTCTGATATCCCTCACATGTTGTAGAATAGAGAGGGTTAATCGAACATTGATATGCCAAATAGGCAGATGCATATCCAGGACAGTTTACGTCATAAAGAGGATTTAGTGTACACTGTTGGCTATAATAAGCTGCAGCGTATCCAGGACATGATGGATTATATAATGCACTGATAGTACATTGAGCACTAAAGTATCCAGGACATGATGGAGATGACAAAGGATTAGTTGTACATTGATCAGCAATGGTTTCATTCACTGACCAATTCTGTAAAGAACTTCCAGGAATTCCTCTACCATAATAAAATTGCTGCATTTGACCAAGAGAAATATCACCAGTAATACCAGCTGTCACGTTTTGATTTTGTATATTAATTAAATTGTATGTCGCACCTATAAATCCAGTAGGTCTAATCTCTAAACTAAATGTGTTCAGATTATTCATATTGCTAATTTCAGCAATATTATTCCAAAAGTATCTTTGATAAGTTGTTGTACCTTCAGTTCTAAATGTTGATGCTGCCACTGGATATAAGTCAGTCCAAAGTGGAGCAATCATATAATTAAACTGTGGTCCAAGTTGAGTGTTTCCAGGAACTAAATTTAAACCCTCACAGCAGTATGCCCACTGTCCTGGATTATATGTTGATCCTTGAATCGGAACTGCTGGATCTAAAAACGAAACTACTCCATTAGAATGCATCCAAGAGTTTGTGAATGTTCTACCATAAAATGGAAAACCAAATTGTAGTGGAACATGCACATTTGTGTCATCATAGAATGTAGGATTTGTTACAACTGGAGTTTGTGCGTTAGAGTAAGAGAATGAGCAGAATGATAGCACCAATGCCCCAACCCATCTTGCTACCGTTTTCTGGATTCTGCTCATTTTTTACTTTGGGGGTTCTTGTGAGACTGTGTCTCTATTAATAACAGGTGGACGTGTTGCATAGTGTCCAACATTTTCTTTCTTAACAGAATCTAAAACACCACGCTTTTCCCATTCTGTTCTAGCCTGTTCGCCAATTTTACCCTCAACTGGGCAAGGTGTTCCAGCAGCTATCATTGCTGTGAAAATACGCTCATCTTGGCATAATGTAGCAACTGCAGCTACCTTCATACCCATATCGAATAGATTTTTTGCTAGTTTGATTCTTTCGCAATTCATATCTCGCATTGTACCACCCATGGAGATACCAAGAATCTGTGTTTGAACTGCGCCCGATGCTGCTACCGCACAGACATCGTTATTGATAGTTGTGATTGCAGGAGCCACCGCAGTAGGTGGTGGAGATTTGATTGTTGTTTCTGATGTAGAGTTTGTTGTGCTTCTAGATGTCGAGTCAGTCACAATGGGCTGAGCCACTGCAGGAGATAAAACCATGATAAAAAGCACTCCAACGAGTAACTTTTTGATCATTTTTAAAAACCTTTTTTGTTAGTTATGACAGGATCGCTGTCTACTATTATTTAGGATTCTTAGGTTTATCTTGCAACTCTTCCACTTCTTTTTCAATACTTTTAGTACCTAGAAGTGTTTCTTGAACTTTTTTGAGGAATGCTTGAGTTTTTGTTGGTTTTAATTCTTCTTCTGATACTGGAGTTATTCTTCGACCAGCAGAGTCATATTCAATCTTTTTAACACGTTCATATAACTCTGGTTCCCAATCTTTCGTTGGTTCGTCTATCTTAATCTCTGGTATCTCATCTTCATCAGATGATTTTACGACTATATTTTCTTCTACTTTAATCTCTTCTGTAAGATTAATTTCTTGCTTTTCTTTCTCTGTGGGTTTTTCACCAACATCAGCAATCCATGGATCTTCTTTATAAGTTTCAACAGGTTCTTTTTTAAAGAACGAAGTCCAATCTTTTTCGATTAAAGGTGGTAGTTCGTCTTTGTCTTTCTTTAGTTGCCAGTTTGCAGCAACTAACATAAGAACAGCAAGAGGATCAAATACTAGCACAATCATGATAATAACCCAACGGACAGCTTTCTCAAGCAAATCAGCATCTGGGTTATCACCATAGATTAATGCAGCAATGTATTTAATTGGTCCTACTTCTGCTTCGACTTTACGGACTTCGGCTGCGATTGGCGCACGTTCTTCTTGGTACTTGGCGATTTTGGTTTGGGCTGCTCCGATTTCGTTGAGGAGTTTGTTTCGTTCGGCTTGCTGTCCTCTACGGATAGCGATGGAACGCTCTGTGCCTCTGGCGTCTTCTGTTCTTGAGATGGTTTGATCAACCTGTTTATCCAATTGCGCAATTGCTGTACGAGCTGCATTTATATTCTCCTTTTCTGTTTTAATTTTCTCATCAATCAGCGACAATTTAGCTTGAACATCTCCAGTAGGAATTGCTTGGTCTAAGTGTGCTTTTGATAAGAAACCGAAGATGCCCATCGAAGTGAGTAACATTAAAACAATTAGGGCAACTGTGAAGTATGCCTTCATAAATCTTGGGATTTCTCTCCAAGATCTATAAAGCCACGATGCGACTACGAGTTTCGATGCTTCTAACAACGAACCCATAATAGCAATTGGGATTGCTGCTGCAGCAAAGATGGCGATCAGACCTGCTACTGCATAATATGCAGCAACAGCAGAAAGCGACAATGCGACAGCGAACAGTAAATAGGTCATAGTTTGTTTAAAATATGAGATCCGTGAATACGACACATAATGTTATTATTGTAATAGTCAGTGCTCTCTAATACTTTTCTCGCAAATTGTTCTCGTGCTTCGATATAAGAACACTCTGCTTTGGATTTACAAAAGTACAAAATTTCTCGAGTGAAGTTTTCCTTCCCAAGAGACTCTACATCTTTATTTAGTTCTATAGACGATCCGTAGTATTCCAACCAGTCGGAGTCTATTTTAGAACGAACACGTTTCTTCTTTTTCGTGCCGTCTTTTTTCTTGACAGTTTTATATGTTGTCTTAGAAAACTTTGCTAATTTCTTTCCAACATATTTGCGATGATTGATTAGATTCGTAATCAAGTAAACGAATCCAACACAATCATCTGGTAACTCTGATATTTCTTTTTGTTGATATAACCAAGTCATTCTTCGTTATCGAAGTCATCCTCTTCCTCATAAATGTCTGCTGAACACACTGGACAATATACACAGTCTTCAGTGCTATGTTCATCACCTTTGAGAATAATCTTCCCTCTCGCTCCACATTCATTACACTCAAAGTATTTAGTTGCCATCTCTTCGTTCCCATGCTAGATTAAATCTATTCAAAAGTTTGAACCACATCCATCCGATATCAAACTCCCACCACTTTCTACTCAATTTAGGATTGGCTGGTTCAGCATGATGATTGTTATGAAATTCTTCACCACCAATAATTATACCAAGGATAGAAATGTTACGAGATCTATCTTTTGTATCAGTATTGCGATATCCCCACCAGTGTCCGATACCATTGACAACACCAGCTGCCCAAAATGGTATCCATATCATTTGAATACCCCATAGTAGCAAACCCCACCATGAAAAACAAAGTAAATTTATGACCAATAACAAAGTAATTCCTAGACGAGAATGCTTGGAGTAGACATTCTTTTCCATCCAATCATCAGGTGTGCCAACTCCGTATTTGTTCACCATATCTTTATCTTTGCTAGATTCGTGATATAACAACGCTCCACCAAATAAAACTTTCCAAATACCAAAAACATGTGGTGAGTGTGGGTCTCCAGGTTTCTCGCACATTTGATGATGTTTGCGATGTATGGCTACCCATTGTTTGGTAACCATTCCTGTAGTTAGCCACAACCAAAATCTCATGAAGTGAGAGAGAATCGGATGAAACTCTATACCTCTATGAGTCTGTCCTCTATGTAAATAAAGTGTAACGCACACGATTGTTATATGTGTCATTACCAGTAAGTAAATTAGCTCTATCATTTTAGGTTTCTAATAATTTGTCTACGAATTGTAATAATAGTTTATTGTGTTTACCATCATGATAATGTTTCGGCATCCATGAGTAATAGTCATACCAAACTTTTTCTGATTCGAGATGGCAACCTATCAATCCAACTTTCCCTTGTATAATAGCCATAGGGTCACCATTGCTATAGGTAGCCACAATATCCATATCGCCACCAACCATACAAGCACCATCATAGAAGTACATCCTCTCTAGTTGCCCTTGCCAATCGACCAACTGTGCTTTGGCATGAGGACGTCTTGTGTCTGAATTTGGTCGTCTGATGTATTGTTCAACTCTTGTTTCGTTGAGAATATTAAAGTAGTCACGATCAGCCCAATAAGCACCCATGCAAATACCGAGATACGCTTTCCCATTAGCAATCTGTGTACGAATAGTATTGATGTGCCTATCAAGAATAACATCAAATCTGTCAGAATCACCTATGCCTCCAGGAAAACAAATTAAATCTACGTCGTCAAAAAATGTGTCTTCAACTTCATGTTTGGTGAATATCTTAAATTTGTAGTATGGGTGCAGTGAGTTAACAATTCCGTTTACACTTTGTGCTGAACATACTGGATGCTGCACAAACAGAGCAATCGTTTTCAATGTTAATCCTTATGCTGCTTTACCCCATACATCGTCCCAAGATCCAGCCAGTGCACCCTTAGCATAATCAGTTACACGATTCTCAAAGAAGTTACCATGTACTGGTGCATTGATCATCTCTTCAACCCATGGTAGAGGATTCTTCTTACGCTTGAAGATACCTTTCATACCAAGACCAATCAGACGACGATCTGCGATGTAACGAATATATTCTTTTACATCTTCTGCTTTTAAATCACGCATGTCGCCACTTTGGAATGCGAGATCGATAAACTTATCTTCGAGTTCAACCATTTTTTCTGCGATGGTATAAATCTTACTCTTGAGTTCGTCACCCCAAATCTCTGGGTTCTCTTTAATGTATTCTTTAAAGAGTTTCATCATTGACTCAGCATGCATTGTCTCATCAACGATAGACCATGTAACGATCTGTCCCATACCTTTCATAATTCCATGTCGTGGGAAGTTCAACAACATGATGAATGACGAGAACAGCTGCATACCTTCTGTGAAAGCAGAGAATATAGCAATGTGTGCAGCAGTGCTTTCGATTGTTCCATTCTTTGACGAATGCTCGATAACATAATCGTGCTTATCTTTCATTGCCTGATACTCAAGAAACTGATTGTATGTAGACTCAGGTAGTCCAAGTGTCTCAATCAGATGTGAGTATGCTGCAATGTGTAATGCTTCACGTGCAGCAAACCCAGATAACATCATACGAATTTCTGGTTGTGGGAAATATGGAAGATAGTTCTTAACATAACCACCAGCTACGTCAATATCACCTTGTGTAAAGAAACGAAAGATATTTGTTAAAAACTCTTTTTCTTCTTTGCTTAATTTCTTCTTCCAATCTTTCACATCTTCTGCCATCGGCACTTCTGTGTGTAACCAATGTGCTTGTTCATGCTTTAACCACGCTTCATATGCCCATGGATAGTTGAATGGTTTAAAGTATGTTCGCTCATCTGTCATCTTACTGTGTTTTTTGATCATTTTATCCCTCGCAAGCTAGACATGCACCATCTTCTGATGCCAGTGCTGTTAAATCGATTTCTTTAATAACTTCTCTTTCAATACGTTTCGCAACTTTATCTGCCTTTGCGAT